GTTACCTCGGATGTGTTCAAAGTGGCGACCCAGCGAATGTTGGTAGCCGCTGCGCCAGTTACCTCGATTTTGAGGCCACCGTTAGTCGTGTCTGCACTGAGAGCCATGCCCCACGCAGGTGTGTTGTCGAGGATGGTTGTGGCACTATTCACAAGCACTGTCGTCCCAGCAGAACCTTCTCTGCGGATAAGACCTTCGACCTTCCATGCTGCGCAAGCTGTTCCGCCAGATGCCTGTTGGCGAGCGACGATGGTGCCGTGGAATGCGTAGGCTGAGTTGTTTGGGAGGATGATTTGGTTATCGGTTGATGCCGACTGAAATGTATCAACCGTTAGAGCTTCAGGCGTTGCGTCGTCTGTTTGTCTGCTGAGTGAAAAGATGCCAGATTGAGTGTTGCCGTTTGTGCCGTTTCCTGCAAAAGCAATCCGGCGTTCAACTCCATGTGTATGAGCGCCATAACCTAAAGCCGTAGAGTAAGCACCGTCCGCTGTGTTGCCCCTACCACCCAGACTAACAGAGTATATTCCACTGGCTATGTTATCAAAACCACCAATACTTGTTGCGCCACTGTCAGTTGCTTGCCCTCTAAACCCACCTAGTGTGGCTGCGTAAGCTGCACTTGCTTTCGCTTGATACCCCATCGCAATCGAGTTAGCACCAGTAGCGCCGTAGCTTGAACTGTTAGAAGCAATTGCTGCTGCGAATGAGTCTGTGCCGGATGCGTAACTTGTACTTAAAGCAGTTGCGGCAACGCCGACAGCTTGGGCTGTCCACCCTATTGCTACAGCTTCATTAGCAGTTGCGTTTGAATTGCCTCCGATAGAAGTTGCACCATAAGAAGACGCTGTAGAAAGGCGTCCAACCGCTGTGCTGTATGTCGCACTTGCTGAAGAATTGCGCCCGATTGCGATTCCATCATTACCAGCGGCAGCGGCTCCGGTACTGATCGCTACGGAGTTTTCAGTGCTTGAACTTGCCCCACTCCCAATTGCAACAGCATTAGCCCCAGTAGCAGAAGGTGCAGTTGGGCTGCTTGGGTTCTCAGCATATAGTTCTAATGCAGAGCCACCGCCACCACCCTCTTTTTCAGCCGCTTGATAAGTGCCAACACCAGTCGCAACAGCAAGCCGATCCTCGTCGGTGATTACATAAATCTGGCCCAGCAGCAAACCATTGGCTGCGGCCAGTGTGTTCAGGTCAGCGCGTGACCCTCGTTTGTGCTGTACGTCTGGCATTTAGAATGTTCCGCAGTCTACCGTTTCAACGGCCAATGTGACAAAAGCGTTGCCAGCATCTTTGGTCATAGCCATTGATGTGTTCATGCGCAGGATGCCGTCAGTGCCGTCCGTGCCAAAAATAAAGCCCGCTGTGCCACCGTCAACAACAGACACCTTTTCATCAGACGATGCAGCAGGAATGTTAAGTGCAGTCTTAAACGAGTTAAATGTAATTCGCTTTTCTTTGACACCAGTGGCACTAGCGTCGTGCATGATGAGAAGGTCGGCCGCCCCGTCAACAGCAGCAAGGGCGTCAAGAGCGTCAATAGCAGGCACAACGGGAACCATTGTGGTCCCGTCTGTAGGAAAGTGCGCTGTCTGTCGGTCGGTCGTAAAGAACACCTGACCTGCAAGCAACGACGAGGAAGGCAGGTTTGCAAAGAGGCCGCGTTTCTGCTGTACTGATGGCATGGTGTGATCCTTTACGATCTAATTGAAAGTTCCGAGGTCTAGCGCGCCGTTTACAAACAGCCCCGCCGCGCTGGTGGTTAAGAGGTTGCCCGCCTGTGGGTCGATTGTGACAACTGACGACCCAGGCGGCCCCTGAATGCCAACGGTGACAACAACGGGTGGTGCGGTCTGCTGAACTACAACAACAGTCATCGCGTAACCTCTTTGCTCAAGATCACAAGCCCCTCAAGCCAGCGCGCCGCACTTGTCGCGCTTGTGACAAACTCCAAGTCGTAAAACCCGTCCGTCAAGATGGTGGCAGTTTCTACCGCTGTCAAAGTCATTGTAACAACGCCATTCGCGCCGCCAAACTCCAGTCGCCCGTTTTCCGTGGTCAGTTCTATAATAACGTCGGTTGATTCTTTGGTTTTGCGAATCTGCATGCGCCCGGTTAAACCCGTTAGATCGACAGGCGTTCCGCCCGCTGTTTGTAGGAATGTCACGACCTCCGAAAAATCAGACCCCTGATAGATTGTCAAATAATAACGGGCTGGAACAACGGTCATTTACCCACCTTCTTCGGCTTGCGCTTTTTCATGTATGCCATTTATTCCCCCAATCCCATAGGCGCGCCGGTCAGCGCAGGGGCAACCGATGCCAGTGCGTCCAACTCCGCGCCCGTGTCCAGATCAGGACGAAGCACGCCGCGCCGTTTGCGCTCCTCAAAATAGGTTTCCAGCGTCAGATAGCCCATGGCAACGTCTTTTTGCATTGCCATGACCTCTTGCGGGGTCATCATCGTCACGCCGTATTCCTTGTTGACGTTGATCGTGATCGAAACATCTCCAAGGCCCGCGTAGAAAGCCATCCATTGCAGCGCCTGCTCTAGCGCGTCCTTCAGGCTGTCGGCCATCATTGCAAGCGTGCTGGTTTCCTTGACGGCATCCAGCGCCGCCCCGGTGGCCGATTGCGCGCGCGCCACCAGCAATTGCAGGCCCAGCGTTTGCATCTGAAACTCAAGGTCTTTCAAATCCTGTCGCCCGCTGTCAATTGCCTTGCCGCTATGCTCCACCCATTGCAGCGTTGCAGCCGGATCCCGCGATGTGACCGCCGTTCCTGCGCTGATAGTCAGCGGCTCATCATCACCCCGGCCAGATGCAAACAGGATCGGCACGCGCGCAAAGTGCAGGATGTTGCGCTGATCAGATTGCGATTGCCAGTGCGCGATGTTGACGTCGGTCAGATCCTCTAGGACAGGCTCGCCGGTGAAAAACCCGGTGCGCTGGGCATAGAACGGAATAACCGTAATTTCCGGCGCTTCGGTTGTGTATTCGTCCACAAGCGCCCAATGTTTTTTGCTATCCTCGCGGTATAGCCGCACTTGAACACCGTTGGGCATGCGGTCCAGCACCCGCACTTGCGCAATTTCAATCTGCGAAAACTCATCCTTAGGGTTTGGCTCTGTTACGCTTTCCATGATGCGCAATTGCGACAAGGCCAGCACGTTGCCAAACAAGCCCGTCTGGAAGCCTAGCACATCCTCCACGCGCAAGTGCACCAGATACGGGCGCAAGCCCTGCACAGCGGCCTGTGCGCGCGTGGTGTCAGCATCCCGGCGCGGTGCCTCAACCATGATGTACGAAACGCCCGGGACAAAGCCGTCCTTGAACACCTCAGCCGCGAATACGCTCAGGTCGCGCCCTTGCATGTCGATATCTTCGGCCATGTCGATGATTTGTTGCGGCGCTTCGGTAATCTCAACGGCGTCATCAAACACCCGGCCCGTCATATCCTTGATTGTTTTCCGGAGCGCGTTGAACAGCCAGGATGAATGTAGGCGGGCTTGATAGTCGTCAGACGCTTCTGCCTTGAATTTGGGCAAATAGGCTTGCCCTTCCTTGCGCATCCCCGCCGTGCCAGACATTAGCGCGCGGCCCTTGGCCGATGCTTGCACCATTGCGGCCATCGCGTCGGTCTGTTTGGCTACGGTGTCAAGCATGGGAAATCCTTTAAAACGGCAGCGGCGCGGCTGTCATTGTCGGCTTGATAACGGGCATTTCATAGGCGATTGGATAGCCAAATGCGTCATTTTGGTGGTCCAGCCCGCTTGTTTTGTCCGGCTCGCCGTTTTTATCATACGGTTGTTGCTCCAAGCAACGCGCCGTTTCGGGGCATGTGTCGGGGTTTACAAAAACCATTCCGCCGTGAAAACCCATGTTCACCGCGTTGATGCGGTCCCTAACGCGCGGATTGCTGGCCCTTGCCCGTATGGCATAGCCTGCGGACCTCAACAGCCCGATGTCAGACAATGACGCGCCCTTGCTGCTGGCATTGGCCCCGCTGGCGTCGGGATAGATTGTAACGTGGTGGCCTTCAAACCGCGCCTTGATCGTCTGGATCATTGCCGGGGTATCGGATCCGCCCTTTAATTCATCGACGCAGTGCCAATTCTTGCCGCGCAGAACAAACACGCACGCGGCCATATTGCCCACGTTAAAATCCATCCCGATCTTTAGCGGCTCGTTAGGCTGGATCTTCTCTTGGCTGCGGTTCACTTCCCGCCCGTATGATCTATAAACGGTGCCGCTGGTCAGGTTAACAAAGCGGCCCTCGATATAGGCGTCGATCAATTCAGGCGGGTACGTTTCCAATAGCGACTGGATGTAATCGGGCGGTAAGTGCTTGTTGTCCTGCGTCCTAGCCCGTATCAGTCGCCGACCTGCGCCCGCGTCCTTTACAAAAATCCGATACATCGCCTTAAAGCCTTCCGGCGTTGACACGATGACCATTTGCCTGACACTACCAGCCCGCAATCGACCCATCAGCTTTTCAAATGCAGAGTATGCAAGGGCCGTTTTGGCCGTGTCAAATTCGTCCAGTATCACCCACGCGGCATTGACGCCAATTAGGCGGTCATAACGTTCCATGCTTTTGCAGATGATCCGTGTCTGCTTGCCAGCAACGGTGCAATAGAAAATGACCTCTGATTTATTGAAGTGAAACGGAATTCCGAATTCGTTTAGCGCATCCATGACTTCTGGTATTAGGATTTGCGTCAACAGCGGAAAGTTTGGCTCCGTTATAATTCCGTCAGATCCGGGGTTAAGCAGCGCCAAGGTACAAGCCTTGCGGGCTACCGCGTACGTCTTGCCCCCCCCATAGCCACTCACAAGCCCCAGAATGCGCGTCGTGGTGTCTTCAATCAAATCAAACTGGTGCGGAAGCAGCTCTATCGTTCTAGTGTTTGCAGTTGTCAAAATGCCACCGCTTCATGTTAGAGACACTTCCCACCTTTCCGCAATTAGGGCATTCTGCCTTGCGCTTCGCTTTCTCAGATATTCTTGCCTTTGTCTCTTGTGATTGAAACTTGCCAAACATTGGGTTTTTATCCCCGGTTATTTTAGCGCCGTTTCCAAAGTTTGGGTTCTTGCATCCCCGAGTATCGTATGCACCAGCCATTCCAGAAACCTGTTTCCGGTATCGTATGTTCAGCGCCTTTAGTTCTTTGCTCGGATCAACCAAATCCCGGTCAATCCGGTTGCGTACCGTCAAATCAACAACAACCGCGCGAGGCTTGTATCTCAGGACAGAGGATATAACCGCCCCGACATCGTTGTTTTTCTTCCCGTACCTGGGATTATTTTCGCCAGAAACGGACGGCCTTGGGCCGCGCATTTTTGCCAATGCATCTTGTGAGTGTGTCTTTCCCTTAAACGGGTTGTTTTCCGTGTAATAGCCGGAACGCCAAGCGGCGTCTTCTCTCGCAACCATGTCATACGTTCTTGATGTGACCTTCACGCCTCTTGCTGATTTTGTATTTCCGCGCGACATATACGCCAATGCAGCCCACATTTTGCCGCCGTGGATTCTTGCAAGCAACCTATGTGCTAAAAAGTGCGCCTTTGGTGTCAACCTGACAATGTTGGACGAATCGTCACCGCCGCCAAGGCTTCTTGGTAGAATGTGGTGCATCTCGGTGTATCCGTCCAAGGCCCTAGCCCTGAACGCAATTACAAGTTTTTCATAAGTTAGCTGATTGTCCATATCATCAACATACGGTTAATCACGCTTCAAGACAACTGTTATCTGCCCAACGACTGGCGTGGTTTCCCCGGTAAACATGCCAAGATGCTTGCCCAACTTTTCCAGCGCCGACAACTTATCCCAAGTCTTGAACTTGCTAATATGTTCAGGAACCTTGTTCCCGTCATCATCCTCTTCGCCACGGTAAACGGTAACAGCTTCAAAGGATGCGATTGCGCCAGCCGTTTCGTCATCCCATTCGTGAGGGTCCATTATGCCGCCGCTTGGGGTCAGCACTTTGCGAATATCCGAAAATCCTATTTTTGCTAGTTCAGCCAGAACGCGGTCTTGGGTAATTTCAGTCCGCTTTGACCTGTTAGCCTGCGCCAAGGCTACAGCAGCGGCGATATATGGTTTTGAAAGGTTTTCCCACCCGGTCGCCTGCGCGGTCTTTTTGCTATACCCAGCGCGGATTGCGGCCTGTGTCGCGTTTAGGTCAATCAAGTATTCTTCGACAAACCTTTGCTGTTTTGGTGTAAGCGTCATTTCGGCATCCCGCCTTGTCTATGTCGCGGCATCCCGCTGCAACGCAAAATGCAGGCAAGGTTGCCCCGCCCGCATTTCATCTGATTATGCCAAAAATAACCGATTGAGCGGGACATGTCAACACATAGCGCAAAGCCCGCGATCTAGCATTGCAAACCGTTGAGCGTCATTGCCGCCATTCCGCCCTTGCATTGATCGTAGCGGGTTGTCGTCTAGCACAACATGCGCCACGATGGGCAGGCAATCGCTGGGGATGCTGGCGCGCATTGTGTAGTATTCTCGCCTGCTGTCGATCAGTGTTGCCATGGGTTCGCTACAGCCGCCCACCCGCACGTCGTCAATTGCGGCGATAGGATCTTTTGCAGGATTCCCCTGATACGCTGCATAGAGGC